TTGTTCGCTGTAACTTACCGCTGTTCTATTATCTATAAACAACAAGTCACCGCTAAATTTATTTATATCGGGAGTTTTATCAATTACTGTTACAGTATAATTAAGATTTGAAGTTTGATCAGTTAATACACTCCCCACTGCAAGGGTGTAATTGTTTTTGTTTTGTAGCAATAGTTGATTGGTAGCACTTACAATCTCTACCACTTCAAAATCACGATCAACGCTGCTTACCGTAATGGTCAATATATCATCGCGGGCAAGCCCGGTAACAGTATCTGTAGTTACCAGGTAGCATGCACTTCCAGTAACGTTAGCATATGCTTGATCATTCGTAAACTTATCAATATCTCTTATAATACCAAACTGTCTGTAATCATTCTGTACTAAGACACCATGATTCTTTTCATTATTTATAGTAGATGTAAACATCAAAGTATCTGCAAATAATTCTTTAACTGGATCACTTCCATGTCCCCCGGTAGGAGAAATAATAGCTGATACATTAGCATTACCACCATCACCAGTTATAGTAACATTTGCAAACGTATACCCTGTCCCTGGTGCTTGCACGGTGATATAATTAATAGTATTATTTGTAAGTACTACATTTCCTGCAAACCCCGACCCGTCTCCTGTAACTACTACATTGGCATAGGAATAACCACTGCCTACATTGGCAATTCTAAAAGCATGAATACCCCCATCAATAGCTGATAATTCAACCACTGTCTGTAAAGTATCTAGATCATCTACTGAGAGATTAGGAAAAGCATTAGCTCCACTCCCGGTAGCGCTTGCAAAAGTTATTTCTAAATGAGTATACCCATTACCGCGTTCTTCAATTATAACATCTTCAACTTGTCCAGCAGCATTAACGAAAGGAGTTAAAACTGCTCCAGTTCCGTCGCCTATCAAAGAAATAGTTGTATTTAAATTGGATGAATAATTAATGCCTCCATCTTCAATTAGTACTCTTTCTAATTGTCCATTAACCAGTACCGGGGTGAGGACAGCGCTGGTAGAAAAGTTTAGATTAGCTGTAGCATTAGAAGTGGGTTGACGGCTACCTGTAGTTGCTATACTGATGGTGGTATTGGACCTTGCGTCAGGTGAATAACCATACCCTTTATTAGTTAAATTAACTGCAACAATTGAATTACTGGTACCACCATAAACAAGACTTGCAAATGCATTAGCTGTTGGCTGAAAGGTACCAGTGGTTGCTATAGTTACAGTAGTATTATCTCTTACATTGGTAAGGTACCCGGCCCCTGTGCTGTAAATACTGACATTACTAATATTATTAAATTCACTGTGCCCAGAATAACCAGAATTGTTTATTCTTATATTTGCAGATTTATATTTTGCTCCTGCATCATCTATCAATACCTTAATAAATTCACCAGATGTATTAAATACCGGTCTAATATTAGCAATTGAATTACCAGAACCACCAGTAAATTCACCAAGAACCGAAAGTGAAACCAAAGCATTACCGGTGTAGCCTGAACCGTTACTATCTATAGTTATACTGCTTACTTCACCCCTAGAATAAAAAGCATTAGTTACCGCTCTCTGTACCGGCATAAATGAAGCTGTAAGAAATCTATTCTGAGCCGATAAAGGGATAGTGTACAAATACTTCCATATATACCCATCAGCTGTAGTGAGAGTAGTTACATCTTGCCCGGAGGGTTCAACAGTAGAAGCTGCTCCATTGTTATTGAATATACACTTATATACTCCAAAAGTACTGGTCAATACATAAAATTCTGCAGTTTTTAAACTAGTAGCCCCAGATTCTGCTGTAACCGTGGCACTGTAGTTACCATCATACTGATCATATACTGTACCTGTTTCCCAATCAATTCTAGGTACAACAAACGATACATCTCTTAAATTTAATCTTTTAATACTTAAAATACCATTTCGCGTATAGTCTTCGTAGGCCTGAGTTACCTCAGGGGTCTCGGGTGTAGCGGGTACAGCCCATTCTAAGATATTACCAATAAAATAGTAATAGTTAGCTCTACGAGACAAAAACTCATTATAAACCGACTCCACCAATGAACGGTGAATGGTATCTTTTAAAAGAAAAGCCATGTTATGCTACAGTAACGTTCCAGGTAATAACTACTGTATCTCCAGATGCCTTATTTACTGTACTAAAGGTGGTACGGCATAACATATTACCTGTAGAGGAAGCATTTAAAATAGCTGCCTCAGTAAGAGCACCGGTTCCTGTACCAGCCGGGAACGTAGCTATATAGGTATTTACATTAGATACTCGAGTAGAAGAGTCTAATGTAACTCGACCCAACTCTCCTCCCAAGGCAGTTTGCCCAGTAGCAGCTGCAGTAGAATCTGAACCAACTGCCATATGACTCATTACTGCAAGAGTATTTCCTAGCAGACGTGCAGCAATAACTTGCTTTCCTACTGCTACTACCAGATTTTCTACCTTACGGTAATCTTTTTGAATGCCATTTACATCGAGAAGAATAACTTCAAGACTACCTTTTATATTAACTGATTCCGTGAACATGTTTGTTTCCTTTAAGTGAAGATATCATTATATTTATACCAGCATTAGCTGATTGTAAGTACCGTTTCACCAACGTATATTTCGGAGAAATAACTTGATTCAACGTAGTTTAGTAATACTCCGCTACCAGATTCAATAAATGAAACTGTACTATCAGCATTACTAATTGATTTATTAATATTTTGAATAAAACTTTCAGTAACTGTAGTGTTATCCTCTATTGTCGTTTTAAAATCAATGACAGCTGAATCTGTAAATGTAGTATTATCTGTAAATGCTGCTAACTGCAAGGCTATAGTTGTATTATCGGAGGGTGTAACTGAATCACTGTTAGTAGTATTAAAAGTAATAGTTAAATTTTCAGATATGGTAGTGTTGTCACTTTCAGTTACAAAATAGGCGAAAACAGCAGATATTAAATTATCTTCTATAATAGTATTATCAGATAATAATTTACTTATATTAATAGTTAAGTTATCAGATACTGTAAAATCATCTGATAGAGATTTACCAAAATTGTTGGTTAAAGATTCTAAAGTTATAAAATCATCTGTCAACAGCTTATTCATATTGTAAGTCAATGACTCAATAGGAGTTAAATTATCCGTAAGAGACTTAGTAAAATTATATATTTTACTATCAAGAGTACTAAATACGCTGTTAAGCTGAGTAAATACGTTTTTAGTAGAAACTACTTCCACACTAGCACTTACGCTTGCTGTAGAAGTAAGAGCTCTATTTACAAATAAATTAGTACCGGCTTGATGAACTAGCTTTTTAACCAAATCATAAAAAACACTTATATCAAGCTCAGATTCAACTTGGTAGGCAAATGGTTGATACAGATTCTGGTCTTGCAATCGCACATCAGGTTCGGATATAAAGCCCTGGGTTGCACTATATTCCCCCGGGTACCTGGCAACCGCCCCTACATTAAACGTTAAGATAGCGTCTGAAGGATTAGAGGTACCTCCAGTTGTTGCAGATGTAATTAATTGGGAGGTCGTAGTTGACGAAACAAAAGTATTACCAGTGTAGTTAAAGGGTGTAACATAATCGGAATCAAAGTATCTATTAGGGTTTATATTAGTATGACTACCAACTAAAGTAAAACTTTCCTGGAATCCTCCAGTTATAGTATCAAAGTATTTAGTAGAGGTGGCTACTCCTAATGAATTGGATAAAGTAATAGTAAAATTACTACTATAATTATAACCAAAATTAATAAACTTTAAAGCTTGAATAGACCCATTGGCCCCAACCCTGGTAATTCTAACTAAAGTTTCAACCCCTCCGGTTGTAAGATTAAATATTTCCCCTACTCTAAACCCTGTACCTCCGAAACTAATTTCATATGAGGTAGTGGTAGGTTTTATTGTACCTGTAAAAATAGTTCCTGCAGAGTTATTTACAACTACGTCATCATCTACTTCAAAAGGTACATTTGATCTACTATTATAAAAAATTTCATATAAGTTTGAAGAAATACTTTTGACTCTTAATATTGCTGCAGAATATTCAATATTATTCTTGGAATAAGTTAAAAATCTATCTGTAATTCCTTCTATACTTCCGCTAGTCAGTAAAACTCGTATTGAAGAACGTTGGTTCCAGCTTCCATCTGACGGTCTTAACACATAGTCATAAGGATGACTTGTAGTAGCAACAGTATCATATAAAACTTTAAATAAAGTTTCTATAGT